TAATCGTAGGATTTATTGGAAAAATGAGACTTCAAAGCAAGATATTTAATATAGGTCTCATAAGGCGTCACAAAGGCAACTTCCCACTTGAAGTTCTCTTCATAAAGTTCAGATTAATTGCATCATATTTTAATCGTTCCTTTAAGGGTTTAGAGACAAGTTTTGTAACTGTCTCAATCTCAATCTCATTCTTCTCACAGAACATAACGATAGCATCTATATGATTACAGTTTTCTTGAGCAACGATGTTTTCAATTTCCAGAGAAAACTTGGATGGTGTGAGAAACTTGTTTTCAATTACCTGTTCTAAAGTTTCTTCTTCTTTCATTTGTTGTATGTCGATTTCCAAAAGACTTTCTAATATATTGTTCATATTTTAGTTATATTTTATTTATTATAGCATTAAAAAGTCTAATCAGTCAACAGTTCAAGTTTATCATTCACAAACTTTTTAATATACTCAACCACAAGTTTCATATATTTTTTAAGGTCGTATTCTTCATAGACTACACACTCACCATTCTCACACGCCATAATGATTACTAATTTTTTGATTGGAGTTCCGGTCATTTCATAATATGCCATTCCGTAGAACATTGCCTGAACGAAATAGTTTTCAATCCAACTTCTGGGTTTGGGTTTTTTAGAAGTCTTAAAGTCGATTACGGCAAGTTCATTATTATATTCTGATATACAATCCGTTGTTCCTGCTACACCAAGTTGTTTGCTATAAAGTGCTCCTTCAAGACAATGAATATTATTAATCTTATTCAGACTTGGTTTCGCAATCTTAAAAAGAAACTCCGATAGGGGTTGAACTGGAGGAAGAACTTCGTGATTATAAAGATAGTTTTCAACCAGGGTATGCATATCGGTTCCACGACTTGTTGCCGCCTTTGTAACACGGTCTGCTTCTTCATCTCCAACTTTTTTGCGCCACTTCACAAAGATTTCCTTGTTGAAGTGACTAGTTACGGAGGTAATCGAAACTAACTTAAGAACCTCATTTTCTTCAGAGATAGTATAGTATCTTACCGAATCTATCGTTTCTCTTTCAAGTTTTGGTAAGTCAATATCAAGATGATTAAACATTATATTAAAGTCCTAAAGATTTTTTAGCAATTACAAACTCTTTTACTAAAGAACTTCTAACGATATCATCAATACCAAACTCAATCTTCTCAAAAGAAGGCATAGCATCAATTACTCTTATAAAATCAATAATACCCGTTTTTTCACTCATTTTAACTAAATCACTCTGTTCGATGTCTCCAGCAAACATAATTTTCGTATCTTCACCACATCTTGAGATTATAGAAAAACTCTCGTGTGCCGAACAATTTTGTGCCTCATCTACAATAATAATACAATTATCTAATGTAATACCACGAATGAAAGAAGTACACCAAAAAGAAATAGTATTTTGTGCCTTTAAATTTCCATAAAGCATATCGAAATCTACATCACTCGGCATCTGAAACATATATTTTACCATATTCTTATATGGTATTTCGAAGAGAGATTTCTTATCATCTTCTCCTCCCGGCATAAAACCAATTTCTCTAGTCTGGACTAATGAACGGACAATATAAATCTTTTCATAAGGTGTTCTTTCATCTAGAACCTCTTTGAGTGCTTTATAAAGAAGGCAAAAAGTTTTTCCAGAACCGGGAACACCGTGAGCGAAAATATTTTTACCTTCATCATAATACTTAAAGAGAAGTTTTTGGTTCTCTGTAAGTGGATCAATATCAATCAGAAAATCCGAACTTAATGGTTTTCTACGCTTCGCTTGACGGGCAGTGAGACCAACACCGATTGGTTGGTCTGATTTTCTTCTTCTAGACATATTAGAGTTTTTTTACAGTTGATCCGGGCATCTTTTGCGCCCGACCCAAAACATCGTTCCAAGAGGGGTGCTTGGAGGTTAACTTGTCCCTCCAATCACCCGCCTCGCCAACATTCATCTGAGTCGGAATAAGAGGTTTGATATGAGGATTTTCTTTGAGATATGGGTCTTTGTCCGCCATATACATCCATTTCTCAAAGATTTCACCTGTTTCAGTATTCTCAAATCTATAAGTAGGGCACATAAGTTATAATAATTTACAAAAATATTTATGGGGCGAGACGCGCTTTGTGTAACCTGCGCTCTTCATAATAACTAAAGATTTCTGGAACCCACGCTTTCATTACAGGCACCATCGCTTCACATAATCCCTGAATCTCTACCTGAGCATCCAGTTTTGCTCTTAGGTCAAGGAAGTGAAGAGCAGCACGAAGAGAGAACGAAACCACAAAGTTCTGGCGGATGTTCTGTGGAAGATAATCGCGCAGATGTTCTTCCGCCATACCACGCTTCTCATAACCCTCAGCATACCGCTCAGATGCCGCCAGACAGAACTTTAACTGTCTTTCGTAGTCATCCTTCGTCCATTCATACTTGTGCCCTTTACGGTCAAGGTAGAGACCTTCTGGACGCACATAGAAAACCTCTTCGGGTTTCAGGTCGCCAGTCGCAACCTTTAATACACGACGACCAGTATAACGCTGAGACTGAACATCAAAAGAAACTCCAACACGATGAGTTCTTGCCTGAACTATTACATTATGAACAAACCCAACACAGTCCAAAGTAATCGCAGGATGCTCCAGTGGTCCCCAGTGCCCTCTTTCATTTGCTAGAAGTTGCTCAATGACCCATTTACCACAATCCTTCTCACCAGGAGGAAACTTGGTATGAATAGGGTCTTCTGAATAATCATTCTTACCTGCCTGATAAACAAGAGTCTGAGGAAGTTGTGTCTGACGAAGCATCACAACTTTCATATAACGGTCAAGTTCTAGAAGGTCTTTTGCTTTAATAGGTTTCATTTTCCAAATCCTTTTGATGTTTTTGCTTCCAAGTCTGCGAGTTCTTCTTTCACGACTCGCAATTGTGATTTCATTTCTTTAAGTTGCTTATCGGAATATAGATGATCTTGTTTAATCAATCTTTCCAACAATTTTACAAGTTTTTTTGCTCTTACAGACATTAGTTAAAAAACCTCATCATAGTCAATTTCCTCTGGACGAATATCATCATACTTATATTGCCGTGTATCTGGATATACTTCTGCCTTGAGTGCGTCCAAGAGCAGTTCCATATTCCGAATAATTAATTTAAGTTTGTCCTTATCCATTTAGATTAATATTCTGTTTTGATTATACAAAAAAAGAGAGGACTTGTCAATCCTCTCTTTGGAAAAAATATCACTTATAAAGCCACTGAATATACATTGATAAAATAATAGTCAAAAGAGCGATTCCGGCACTCATTGAGACTATGAGATTTGCCATTATTTTGCTCCGATTAGTTGTGCTAATTGTGCTAAATGACGACGCTGTTCTTTTTGTTTTTGTTCTTTGATAAGTTGTAGGAAGTTAAGTTTTTTCATCACTTGACCTCCTTTACAAATTTAACCCCACGATAAGTCTCATTATACTGTTGGGGTTGCTGCTGTGCCTGCTGTTGTTGCTGGCGACGAACTTCGGTGTCATATGGAACACCTCTGTAAATAATTTTTGACATTAGGTTTTCTCCTTAGTTGTTTAGGTTAAAGAGCGTTCCTTCAGTCGGCGTTTGCGTTCCCTATTTGCGAATAGCGAATGAACGATCCGTTCCGCGTCGGCTTACTTCCGTCTGGATACTCCAGATGAACGATATATTATATATTACCACAAAATTAAAAAAGTAGCAACCGATACTAAAGTGTATCATGCTGCTACCTTTTCAAAAAACCTTAAGGGGGCAAAAATTTTGGGGGAATTTTTTTGCCCGATATGAGAAATCACTTTCGCCTTTTCTTTTCGGGTGATTTGTATCCCCAAATCTTAGGAGATACTCTACCATAACCCCAATCAATTTTCGTTACCACCCCTGGACCAAACTTATCATAATACATATCGAAGATTTTAACTCTGGTTCCACGACACAAATCCATATAAGAATTTCCCTTTAGTGTATAATATACAACATAGGCATCATTGGGAAAAGAGGTGTCTTTAATCTGAGAAGGAGTTCCGTTCTCAACCAGAATCTCACAACCATAGCGAGGAGGAATATCTTTTTTTTCTTCTGGAGTCCATTCCACTGTAGTATTATCCTCGATTGTATTTCTTTTTATATCACGAACTCGACTCACGAACGACCTCCCCATACGATTTCTGGGTATGCCTGAGAAACAATTTCCTTCGTGATTTTATATTTCGTTTCAAGTTTCTTATCTTTGACCAGACATAGAATCTCTGCCTCTAGAGGATGAAGACCCTGAAGAATATTAATGAACATCGTTTCTCTACGAAGAGAACTCAGTCCATCATTACCACCTTTAATAAAGTTATAAAACTTTGAATATTCTTTACGAATTGATGAAAAACCTTGATCTTGTGAACCAAGTGAATTGGAACCAATCTCGCCCATTTTTCCCACGGCATCATCAATCTTTTCACTTAGAGTTCCACTGAAAGAACCTTGCTCTCCAACACTTGAATAAGGAACAATACCTTCAGGAAGAGATGATGTTATGCTTTCATCAAAGTTCCAGATAAAAATTGCCCTCAGTGATGGGTCATTATATTTTTGCAGAACCTCAACTTTTTTGATATTGGTTCTTTGCTTTGCTACAAGATTCAGAACCTCAAATGTAAAAGGATTTGCCGGTAAATCAATAGTTACCGATGGGGTTGTTTTTGCTTTTGTTTTTGTCGCAGTCATAATTTTTTAATATGTAATTATAATCTTAATGATATTTAGAGTTTATTCTTCTTCATCGTCATCATCATCGTCATCATCAAAGTATCCTGGTTCAAATCTTACAGAAACGATTTCTTCGTCAATAAGATCTCCGTCCTTATCATAAAACTCTGGATGATAGGCGATTTGCTTTGGACCCTCTTGATGAGTCATCATATATTCACGGGCAACCCAACCTGCTACAAGTCCCACAATCAGAAACAATATGGTTAGAAATGAACCTAAGACTAAACTAACTGCTAACATTGCTTTTTCTCCGGGAAATTACTTTTTCTTCCTTGTCTTTAAGGAAAACTCAAAATAGATGGTTACTTCCCGATTCAGAAAGCAAACTATCTTCTCAAAAATAAGATGAAATGGTTGAGTCTGTTTTCTTTTTCCTCCATATAAGATTAACTCAATACCACGATTCGGCGTGATAGGATTATTTAGGTCAGACATTATACAATTTGTTGTTCTCTAAGAAACTTGACGGTATCATTACATCCACCAAGTTTTTGATCATCACAGACGACTTGTGGAAATGTGGAACCTTCTCCAAACTCGGAATAAAACTCTTTTTTTGTGAAGTGCTCATCTAGATTATACACCACAAAGTTGCTTCCAGTCAACTCCAGGACTTGTTTTACTTTGTAGCAAAAAGGGCAATCATCTTTAGAATATACGGTAAAGTTCATATTTTTATAAGATTTTATATTAATTTATATAAGAAAAAAAGAGGGTATAAAACCCTCTCTATTATACCACCGAAGAGAGTCTTCCGTTCTCAAAGATACGAAGAACTGAAAGACAAGAGTATTATAGAGTATTTTTTGATAAAAGTCAAGATGTCTGTAGATTAGCAATGTGCTCCTCACAATAGGTAATATCGGATTCAATAGATGCTATTTGCTCTTGAATCGTAGAATATTCATCAGTCCCTTCTTCAAGATCCAAAAGTTGAGTTGTTAAATTAGCAATTGTCTCTTGATTATTAGTAATTCTTGCTTCATGAGCAGCAATATCATTCTCTACACTGTAAGGAGGTGGAACAGGATGTGTGATTGTTGCCTCTACCAAATACTCTGCACCATGCTCT